CCGAAATAATAACGTGTCCGACTTGTGCCTTTTTAATTGATCCACCCATTTGATCTGTAGTTACCACTTCTGAAGATATTGATGATCGGTTCCCTTGTGTTGCGGTCCAACCAACTAAATTCATTTCGTGACACATCGCCTCAAATGCTCTCATCACCGATCCCTCACTTTTCCATTCGTCACCCAAATTTTTATCAGGAACAACACAATCAATGTAATCCAAAACAATCATATCCACTTTGACACCATCTGCAACCATCTTTCTGATTTGGTTTTTGATTTGCAACATGGTCATAGTATCTGACGGTAGTTTTTTCATAATCAAACGATTTTCCATCGTTTCATTGATTTCTTTAACTTTGGAAAATACTTCTTCTTTTTGATCTGACAAGTCGTCAGGATGTATTCCTGTCCAAAGTGTAAAATGTTTTCTCTGAATGACCTTTGGGTTATCTTCGAAAAAGATTTGTAGAACATTAAATCCTAAATTGTAAGCGTGATTAGATATTTTAGTTAACACGGTAGATTTACCTACCCCTGTTGGTGCTAAAATTACTCCAATTTCACCCTTAGCCAGTCCACCTTTAAGCAATCTGTCAATTCCTGGTATTCCCATTGGAATTGGATGTCTGTAATCTTCCTCAAGTACTTGTTCTAAGTTAGAGAACACGTCCATCATAGATGTGTCTTTGTTCCCAACAAGTAATGCTTCTCTAACCAATTCTTCTAAGGTGTCGTAGTTTTCAAACTCCCCTCCGTCAATGATCTTTTGAGCTTTAGTCATTACCCTTTGTAACTCTTGTTGTTTACAGAATTTCAATGCCTTTTCTTGAACAAAACCTACTCCATCGATAGTTACATCCTTAATTTTTTTGATTGTATCAAGAACTATTTTTGATGCAATTTCTTGTTGAAGTTCGGATTTAGTTACTTGTTCTAAGGTTTCAAATGATGGTGTGTGGTCAAATTTTTTGTAGTATTCTTTAACCATCTGAATTATGATTTTAAAATACTTATTTTCGAAATAGTTGTTCTCGATTACATTAATTATTGAGTGAGAAAAATCTTTATCTACAATAATTTGATTTAATAATTGTAACTGAAACTGTTGTCCGAGATACTCAAAATTTTTACCTGTCGCCATATTTTTTCTTTTATTTAGTAATGATAAATAGTACTAGTTTTTGATAAGTTTGGGGTAAAAATAAATTAAATTTTTGTCTGAAAAAATGTCAGTCAACCTAGCAAGTACTGATTTTAACTTTGGGCGTAGGTCTACGGTATATCTGACCTTTGGAGGGTATGGTTTTGCATCAAACTGTCTATGACAAACTGTCATGTCTCCCACCTTAATTAACAGATTAAATTTTTCAGGTCCGTCTGTAATTGATGTATTTAAGACCTCAGGATTTTCGATAATCTCATATTGATTTTCCAACATGTAAATTACTGATCTCATCTTTAAATTATACTTCATTTCTTCACAAAAACTTGTGATATAATAATGTAAGTCTTCAGATTTGGATGCGTTTTTATTGAATCCTCTAACGTTAAAAAATCTTTGAACGACAATGTTCTCATTACACATTAACAAAAATTCTACTTTTGTTATATCTTGTTCTCTCATTTTATTTTTTAGTTTTTTTTGTTTCTGAATTTTGTTTTTTCTTTTCTTGTAAGTTTGAGAAAAGGTTTTAAAAAACTAACCCAAGCGTCGTCACCCTTTGGTAAGTATTTGAAAAACCCGTCCTCCATCATAAGTCTGATTAAGTTTCTATGTCCTCTTCCGTCGGGATCCATCGACTCAGAATAATATAATCTAACCAACTCTTTGTCTTCTTCACTCAAAAGTGGATTGTCCAAGTCAACTAGTTTTTTATTTATTTCAAAAAACTCATTACCAAAGATACCTTCTTTTGTTTTACCACTCAAAAGATTCTGAAGAGCAACATTCCATTTTTCCTCATTCAAGAGTTGTTCACTCTTTTCTAAAATATAAGATAATTCAACCCTTTGTTCAAGGAGTTCGGGAAATAATTTGATCAATGTCTTCTCACCTAAATAAAAGATACCATCTATGTTATCTGAATTATCACCGGTAAGAATTTTGACCATTTTAACGTTATAGTGTGGAATCTCAACATCATGTAGTTTTATCTTATCTCCAGACTTATAATATTGTTTTGTAGATGGTGAATAAATTGAAACTTTCTCACTGATTAATTGTGTCAGATCTCTATCACTTGAGAAGATTGTTTTGTCCTCATCTAATGATACTTTACAGTAATGAGCAATTAAGTCATCGGCTTCTGCGTGTTCTGTCTCTATTTGTCTTACAAACATCTCTTCAAGGTATTGTTTAACCCTTTGTTTTTGTTCTAAAAAAGATTCTTCTTTAGATTCAGATTCAGAAGTTTTACGATTTAATTTATATTTGGGATAAATCAATCTTCTTTTGGAAGAAGAGGTTTTAGAATCCCAAAGAACTACAACCTTATTGAAGTTGTGTTCCTCTAAGAATTTACGAAGAGTGTTTAGAAAGTGCCAAACCCCACCAACATGTTTACCATTGTGATAGAATTCTCTAACACCATGAAAACCAATCTTTAATAAATTATTCCCGTCTACTAATAATGTATTGGACACTTCCTAAAACTTAAATGATTTCTACTCTACTTCTTCTTTTTCTGTTTTCAAATCGAAGTCACCATCAACTCCGATAATATTTTTCCAATAGTCAGCATATTCTTTCTTATACCTTTCTATTGATACTTTTTCTTCGGTTGTATCTTTACCTGGTAAGAATCCGTGTGGGGTTACAATAATTCTTCCATCTTCAAAACCAAGACCATTAATGTGATTTTTCATAACCGAAACTTTTGTTCTCGAAGCGAATTTTACGGTTCTCTTGTCTTTTGTTGCAGTGATCTTTGTTGTACCCGCGCCTTTTTGATTACCAAATAAGAAAACCAAAGAAGAGTTTAACCAAATTGCTTCACCACCTTTTGCCTTGATCTTAGGTTGACCAAATGGATTGTCAGGTAACTCTACCCAGGGTTGGTTAACAATGATTAAGGTATTTTCGTATTTAGAATCCGCTTTACGAGATCCTGATATACGTTGGTTAATACCCATACCAATTTTGTCTGCTAAAACACTTGCATTGTGTTGTTTACCTCCTTTACCTTCATATGTCATTTTACAAGGAACTGATCCAACTGAATCCCACATAATACAAAGTGAATAATCCAACTCACCCTTTTCTTGTGCGTCCAACAGACCGTTGATATATTCAGTGATTTGTTCAATATAATCAAAATTGTTATTGAATAAGAAGAATCCATCCCAAGTCAACTCACCCGTTTCTTCATCTACCACCTCCTCACATTCGAGTCCCATAAGTTTGGGGTGTTCAAAAGACCACTTCTGTTCAGTAATAATAAAAACAGGAAGAATTCCCTTCTTTTGAGAGTCAACTGCAGTTTTGATAAGGGCCGTAGTTTTTCCTGTATCCGAGTGACCAAGCAACATATTCAGGTGTCCTATTGCAGGACCAGGTAATCCAACCGCATCAAGAAATTCTGATCCAAGATCAAAAAATCTTTGTGGTTTATATTTTGCGTCCGCAGAGAACTTCTTCTTTATCGAAGTGAAGTCATTTTTCTTAAGAGCCATTATAGTCCGTAAATTTTAAAGTTTGTAATTGTTTTTAATTTGTCTTTTGCATCGGTGAGTTGTTCGACTAATTTGTCCATTTCTTCTGTGTGTTGTGGATGTTCTCCAATACCAACAGGATTTGTGAAATAAACATAAAGTCTTGCTTCTGCATCTGCAATTTCTGCCTCATATTTTTTTACAAGGGCTTCTTGTAATTTTTCTACCATGAAAGGGTTCATAATTTGTTTTTTAAAAATATAAATAAAAAAACGGGAACAATAAACTGCTCCCGTCATAATTTTTTTAATAAATTAGAATGGTAATTCTTCTTCTACCTCATCATTTACTTGAGGATCATCAACTTCATTAATTGATTTTGGTTGTGCCTTTGTGGAACCACCCATAGAAACTTCAGATGTTTCATCGTTTGGATAAACGTAACCACCTTTTTCTGAGTCCCAACGTGGAGTTTCTCCTCTTGCTATCGCTTCAAGATACTCGACAGGTTTTTTAGAATATACGTCCTCCCAAGTCAATTCATCAGAAACCCATTCAGACATCTGATCATTGTCTTTAGAAATTGCCGCTGGATCATCATACATCACAGTTTGAATTACGGTGTAAAAAGCCCCTTTTGGAGTTTTTGCTTTGGTAAGTTCAAGAATCAAATCGCGTCCTGTGTCAGGATCTGTGATGTCACCTTTTGCTTTCCAAATTGGAATAATTTTATCAAGGATCCCTTCTTGTTTGTAATTGTGTTTAAAACGCCAGAATTTAACTCCGTCTTGTTCGTTGTCACGGTCAACCACTTTAACAATATAAAACTTACGAGCTTTGTATTGTTTTGCAAGTTCTTTATCCGCCTCTTTACCCGTTGACATAAGTTCTTCATAAACTTCATTCAAGGGTGAACGCTCATTGTCATTTTTTCCTGGATCGTAAAATTTTTGGTATTTACCGTCCACAAGGATTTCGTGGAACCATACTTCTTTGAACGGTGAAGATCCGTCAGTTGTAGGAAGAATACGTACTCGTCTCTGTCCTTGTTTTTCATTGTCTTTCAAAAGAGCCGCGAAATATTTTTTCATTCGGTCTTCTTGAGACATTTTAGAACCGCTTGCTCCGCTGTTCTGAGTTGATTTTTCGTACTGTGCAAGTACTGCGTCTAATGAATTTGTCGCCATGTGTAATTAAAATTAAAAGTTTATGTGTTAAAATTATAGTTGTATAATAAGTAAATGTCAAATTGTATATTAAAAAAATAAAGGTCGAAAAACTCGACCTTTTTAAAAATTATCTTCGTGAAAATTGTCCGGGGTAATCTTCGTTGTTTTCTCCATAGTCATAAAAAGAATCTTCTATTTCTCCTGGTGAATAATCTTCAACTTCATCGGAGGTTAAAACATATTCGTTTTTTCCTGATTTTTCCATCTCTTCTTTTTTATCAACAAAAAAATCTGTTAGTTTTTGTTTAAAAGGTCCTGAATCCAAACTTCTAAGCTCCAATTTTTCTTCAGGAGTTTTTGGTCTCATTTTTTCAATCTTGGATTCTAAACTATTAATGGTGTTAACTAAATTATCCATCTCACCGACTTTTTTCTCTAAAGTTTCAAGTTGTTTAAAAAGGTTATTAAAATATTCTTCTTGTTTATCTTCTATAGTTTTTTGAGAATTTATTAAATCTGTTATATCTAACTCTTCAGTTTCATCTTCTTCTTTACCCACCTCTTCAACGTCAGGGTCTTTAGCAACGTCGACAGGTGTTGCTCCAGTTGTTGCCCCTGCTTCGGGTGCTCCAGGTGCGGGAGCTCCAGGTGCAGGTGGTGTGGGTGGTGCGGGTGCTCCTCCTGGAGGTGGTGGTAATCCACCCAAATCAGCTCCTCCGCCTAATGGTCCTCCGAGGTCTCCACCACCTAATGGTCCCCCTAACGCTCCTGCAAGTGGATCCTCTGTGGGTTCTTCAGCTGGCGGTTCAGCTTGTTCTTTTATATATTTATTAATTGAGTTATATCTTTTTAACTCTTCTATTATTTTTTGATCTATTTTCATTTTAACCATTCAATAATTGTTTTATACCTGTTTTGGTTTCTACTTGAACTCTTCTATTTTGTTTCATCGTATTGTCGACTCTTTCAATAAGTCCGTCTTTCATTCTGATTGTGTAACAATCTCCTGTATCTAAGTCACAAACTTGTTTGGTTCCGTCACCTAAATCTTTTTCGGAAACTCTTGTATTTTTTCCTAAAAAGTTGTCTAAAATTAATTTAGTGTTTGTCATAATGTTTTTTTTTATAAATATCTGAAGTTTTAGAAAATTTTAAAATGAAGTTTGAGGTAATTGAGCCAAACTTGAAACCGCCAGTTTTGTCTTGTTTAAAATTTTATTTTTATCATCATCTAATAACGTGTCCCAAACATTACTTTGAACCACTCGTGGCCAATACAATGTATAAATTTTTGCATACTCAGTTTCTTTCTGTTCTTGGGTTAATGTCAGTAGTGTTGCATCGTTTCTAACAATTGATTCAAAATAATTAACCATAATTTCTATTGGAAATGTTATCGAGTTAAATGCCGGATAAGGTAAAAATTTTTCGTTTGAATTAACTCTTGCACAAAAGTACCCTTTATTGTTTGTATTAATAATTGACGGGATTAATCCTCCCCATAAATTAGTTAAATCAATATCTCCCAAATTGAACCCAGTATGATCTATTTGTGTTCCACTTGGATTGGCGTTTGACAAATATATAATGGTATAAACAATTTCTCTTAAAATATCTTTTTGTAGATTTGATGTTGTTGCCGATGTACTTATTATTACATCAGTTATTTCTTTGTACACGTTTTGTACAGGTACACTTGCACTTGTTGTTGCACTATACAAGATATTATTAAAATTACTTGTTTTTAATACTCCACAAGAATCATTAGTATCCGCATTTAAAATACTATCTAATGATTGGACTTTGTTTGATTGTTGTGTACTTAAATTGGTTGTAATACCTTGTGAAGTAGTATTTAAAATGTTTGAGATTAATGGTGTAACAAAATTATCTCTAATACTTTGCAAATAACTATCTTGAGGTGCATATTCTGCAATTCTTTGTCTATATCCAACCACGTCAGTTGTAAATGATCCTGGAGTTATAGTGTGACTAACAGTTCTTATTATATATGGACCATAAAACATTGGTACGTTTCTTAAATTAAACCACATAAGCGGTTGAATAACTGCACATCCCATCATACTTAGATTACAAGAATATACTCTATATTTGTATAAATTATACATTGAGTATGATTGTGCCGATGATTTTTGACCTCCCGCTTGTTGTGCTGTTGCATAATTTATTTCAATTTCTTCGGCGGTTTTTTGTCCCGTTTCCATGTTGATGTCAAAACTTTTAAAAACACCTTGGTTGAAAGTTCCTACATCCACATTAAAAGCCACAACCTTGTTCGAGTACGCCCAATCTAATTTATTTGTTTGATCTTCTAAAAGAGGCATGTCAGATTGTCTTGACAATTGGAAAATATCATTTTTAAAATCATTTCCAGGTATATCTAAATTAACACTATTTGTTGTCCCAAGAACATTCAACCACTTACTTCTTGATTTTCTATAGTCAACATCTAAATGAGTTCCAAAAATATCATTTGCAATTTGTGTAGACCCCTGATTTTTGGAATTTGGTCTCACATTTATGTCGTTTACGTCATAGTAATTCACATAACCTGGATGTTGATAAGTGTTAAATCCGGCGTCAAGAATTGCTTCTTCCAAAAAAATTTTTATGTTATATTCAGGATTTTCTATTAACAATTTATCAATTTTATCTTTCCAATAGACAACATCACAATAGAGGGTGTTTCCAATATTTCGTGATGCACGATCAACAAAATAAAAATCCTCAAAAAGAGTTTGTAATTTATAATCATTACCGGCAATGTACTTATCATTCAACGCTTTGAACTTTTCGTACACCTCAATTTTACTTGTTTTTCCACTTACGGGTGCCTTTTTCGGAGTTTTGGTTATAGTTTGATTTGGTAAATTTTTAACTAATTGAGGCATTAAATCATTAACCATGTCGTTTCTGAAAATATTTGTAACTTCAATATAGTTTTGTAATATTTGAGAAAATTGTAAGGATGTTATCGTTGGGTTTAATAATTTTTGTGTTGCGTAAATTTTTATTAGATACGAGTAATATTCGATATTTTGTACTGTGAATTCTATATTAAGATCAATAAAAAAATCTGTTATGTATGACCCAGCATCTTTATAAATTAATTCAGGAATTGTAGAAAATCCTACATAAAGTTCAAGAGTTCTCCATTCATCAGGATAATTGATAACTGACTGAGCTAAAGTTGTTGTATTGTTAACTGCAGGTAAAGCGTATGGTGTGTTAACCGTGTATGCCTTTGGTACGTATTTATCAACCAAAGGAAATCTTGTTAGTGAGAAAAATTTTTGTTTGTTGTAATTTGATGGATTTCCCATGTCAAACAATATGTCATAATTAACAAAATCTTTAATTACTGTTGTAATATAGTTTAATTGTACTTGTCTTACATTTGAGACAACATCATCTGGTGCCAAACTAACCGTAGTTGATGGTTTAACTTTCATCAATTGTTTCATTAATGTTTGAAAATTTTTGTAACTTGTTGTTGTAGGGGTATCGATTGTTTGGTACCCTTGTGGGGTTTTTAAAATATTTTCATAATCATATTTAGATTTAGAAAATTCTAAAAAATGTTGTTCAAACAAGTCCAAAATATCTTTTTCAAAAACTGAAAACATTTCCTCAATGAAAGAATATTCTGCAACATCTTTGAACAATAATTGAATTGGTGTTGTAACTTCAGATTGAATTCTAAAGTTTTCTTGTTTTTTTCTAGTTTGTAATATTTGTTTTAAATATTGATCGGGCCTGTTGAGAGCCACTTTACTATTATCGAAGTATCCGTAGTTTGGTGCTGCCCAAAACATACGTGCTGACCCATTGAAAACTGCTGGATTATTTTTAACCTCTATCCCCATAGTCCAACCTGATTGGTTTGATTGTTTAAAACATTCATATTTTGTTTGATTAAGTTTAGACCCGAATGACGGAATTACAAGGTAATCGCCATCTAAATCGTCCTTTACAAAACATGACCATGTTTTAATTGTAATACTCCTATTTTGGTCTGCAGGATCTATACCAAATGGAAAATTTGTTATTCCATCAGGAAAATAACTTACTACTAATTTTTCGCTGTCAATATCTTTTTGTATTTCTTGTGAAGTATATGCAGAAAACAAATTCAAACCATTATAAAAGTAATTGAAATCATTCATTAACCTTGGATAAAACCCCAAATCCATTTCCGTTGATGTTAAAAACCCTGAGGTTATATCTTCTTGTAAAACTACCTCATATGGTTGGCTATTTGCGGTAATTGAATATTTTTTGGTTGGGTCGTTTGTGATAGGATCATAATTTGCAACTGCATCAAAATTATTCCAAATTGGAACCATAAAATCTGTACCTGTTTCTACCCAATTTTTATATCTATGCCAAATCGATCCATATTTTAAAATCCAAGCAAAAGGTAATTTATGTATTGCACCAAATCTTTTTATTGTTGATAAAATATAATCCAACTCATCGGCTGGATCATCTCCACTCAAATATTTTTCTCTTAATGTTGATAAAGGTAAACTATTTAAAAATAGGTAAGCGGCCTCTTTATAGGGGTATTTGTTAAAATTTTTATAGTTATCTACTCCTTTGAGTATCGCATTAATAAAGTATGGGGTATTTAACATGGAGGTTGTTCCTGACTCTAAAAGAAAACCATTATAATTCAAATAATTTAAATTACCTTCAGTTACATATTGTTTTGTTGGGTCATCTTTTCTTTCATTGTAAAATAATTTCAGTTCATTTAATGTTTGATAATTAAAAGAAATATCTCCAGTAGGGTTAGTGTTTAAACAAGCAAAATTGGTATATGGTCTAATAGTTATTGAACCTACAAAATTTGATAGTTGTTGTTGTATTGAATTAAATTTGATTACTTTAGAAGTACTTAAGAAATTTTTAATATCGGATGTAAGTGGGTTTGAGTCGGATACATTGTTTAAAATCCATTTTCCTATCACATATGGATAAACATCTGTTTGATCTGAATCAATTGTAGATCCCGACAAGTAATCATTGAGATTAGTAATATCGCCCCCCGATTTCTGACTTGGAGGAGTAAAACTAGAAATATAATATGGAGTTTGAGTTACACTTTCTAGGTATGGGGTGTTGTAGATTCCTCTTGAATAATTTTCCCAACTTTCTCCCGTACCTTCATTTGATATATGTCTTAATATTAGTTCGAAGTTTGCTGCGTTAAAAGTAAAATTTTTTAATGTTTCAATTAAAAAAGGATTGCTATTTTGTAATGCTTCTAATATGTTATTTAATTCCGCCTGCATTAATGTTTTGAACACAGATTTTTCAACCGAATTAGTTCTACCAAGTTTTGTATAAAAAGCATAAGTTGTTAAACGTTCATATATTTCATAAATAAATTTTACTTCTTGTTTGTTGGCATATATTTCTGCCGTCAAAGGATATTCAACAGCATTATATGTAACATATTTGTCAGCTAAACCTGTATTACCTAAAGATTTTGGTGTTGATGGGTTTATTCTTTGAACCAAACCAGTTAGATATTCTTCAACAAATTCAACTTCGGGCCAAACACTGTAGTCGTCAGAACCTGTTTCGGGGTAATCTCCAGGATATGAAATCTCATAAATTGTTTTGTTGTTTACATTTTTTTCTTTTATAAGTTGTGGCCAAGGATATACTGGTTGATTTTTTTTTGGAATATTTGGTTTATCAACGGAAACACTATTTTGATTATTATCAATAATTGCTCTTTTTTTGATCGGGTTATCTCTTTGATACCATGAATTAACATGGACATCATCTAACAATCTTAAAAATGCTTCAGCATTTGCCACTATTATTCCAACCATATTTCTTATTGTTGGTTCATATCCTAATTGTTTTGAAAGATCTTGGGCAAAAAACTCTGTTAGATTAGTTTCCAACTCTTGTTTTTTTTCTTTGATTTGTTTTTGTAATTCACTTATTTTTGGAAAAAATGTTTGTCCAGGTATAGATTCTAATATGTAGTAATACCAATCTTTACTTGTACTTGTTATTTCGTTATCAAGTTTATTTTTAAAATCTGTAACT